ACCGTTGGGATCGCATCGACTATTTGTTGTTGGACATTTAATTTTTTATATCTAGTTACACAACGGTTTCCAACCAATTCATACTTGATAATCTGTTTAGTTCCTTCTTCTACTTTTGTCCCAACTTCAGGCGCACCATCGGGAGGGCAATCTTCTGGCTTTGCTTCTGGTACTTCTGGTGCTGGAGGGGTTTCTGGTTGTTCGTATCGTTGAGGTTCTTCTTCTTTTATAGGTACAAGCTTATGAGGCTCATAATTCATAGGCTCATAACTTGGTGTCTGTGCAGGACACAGAATCATATTCCCATCTGGATCGTTATCTAATAAAGCATCATTCTCAATACTCTTTCTTGCCTTTACACAAGGCATTTCAATCACTGGAAATCCTATCGGTACATTGATTGGTACGTTCGGAGCATTAATAACAGGTGCTTGAATTAAATATGTTTTTACAGGCTCAACTCCTATAGCAGGGATTTCAAATTTAGGGATCAACTTAGAAAGGATTACTAAACTTCATTGCTTTCTTTTCTTCGTTCTTTTGTTGTGCAGGACTTAACGCTCCAGTAGGAAGAGCAGGACCAGAAAGACCAGGAATCTTAATAGCACCCATCACTTTCTCCATTGCTTTGTCTTGAAGCATCTTTTGATTATCTTCATTAGTTATCCAAAGATAACCAAACACCCCGCCACCAGTAATAGCTGCTATCAACAAAAAAGAAACAACAGCTAAACCATCAAGAATTTTTCTAACCATTTTAATTTTGGTATTATGTCGCCATAATAAGCTTATATCTACTTTAAAACATGTTTGATGATATTTGGAAAGAGGCCATACTAAAGGCCGCGCCAATAATGGTTATGGTTATAGCTTTTTCAACAATGGCTGTATTGCCTGCGTATCTAATGACAGGGATATTAATTAAACAGCAACAGGGGCAACAACAGTCGATTGAGGTTGATCTAGCGCGTCAAGTTCATTAAGTCTAGTTTTTAATTCAACTTCTTTTTTACTAAATAAATCAACGGCTAACTTTGCCTGTGTTAATTCACTTTGAATCGTCTTTAATTCGCTGCTTAATTGTTGGCGGCGTTCTGTAATTGTATTAGTCATATTTAAGAAGATGGTTTATCAGCAATTAACTTAGTTTTCCAAGCATTCTTAATAGAAGTTGTCCAAATTACAGCGCATATATCTTTAATTTCCTGTGGAATTGCTGTTACCCCGTCAGGTTCCTTATTTAATGGATTATCAACTAAATTATCAGAGGCGTCTAATGTTCCGGGGTTTAAAGTGTACCTTTCAAATGATCTAGTTAATTCTTTCCCGTCCTCCTTTATTACTGAAGCTTTTCGCACTTGCAGCAGTGAATAATCACCAACAATCTCTTTTTTATCGTAAACAATAGTCTTGGTGATGGCCATGATTTTTTAGGAGCGTTTGATTAAACGAAACAGGTTTAAATTAAGGCTTAGTTTATAGACGTGCAAGCGGTCTAGTAGTTAAGCCGTTCTATAACATCCCGTAAAAGTAGCATTTGCACTGGTTGTACCAGTCTTATGACCCCAAAAACCTGAGCCTCCTTTTAGTTCTGCTCCACTAGCGTGCATAAGGCCACCTGTAGAAACATTACCGTAGAAATTAAAAGGCCCACTCATTTCACTTCCGTAACAAACCGTTCCTGAATAAGTCCTTAGGCACATAGGACTACCTCCAACATCAGGAGTAAAAGGTAAAGTACATGAAATAATTATGCAAGTATCACCACCGTTATAAGTAGATGGAGTAACTTCTAAATTAATCCAAACAAGCTTGTCTATTTTTATAAAATGTCCTTGTACGGTTGAAGTGTTAGTTGCTGTTCCTGTTGTGCTGAGAGTATTAGACCAACTAACTGTTGAACTAAAACGACCTTTTTCATAATCTGCAAGTAGCGAAGAGTCAGAAGTATGACTTGATTCAGAAGCACTAAAGTCAATACCGTGAGTGTTTGCTACAACTAGGTTGCCGTCACCAAGAGATAGATTGCCGTCATTTGTAAGACGCATCCTCTCTCCAAAAGCCGAGTGGTTTCTGGTATGAAATGTAAGCACACCATCCTCGGCATTATTAGAGACATCAGTCGCATATGATCTTATCCCTGCATAGGCAGTAGTATTCCCAGCGTCATCTTTTCCGTCAAAACTAATAGATGCAACCATATCATTGTCTGCTGGGCTACTCGTACCATGTCTTAGTGCTATTTGTGATCCCCAAGTACTACTGTGTGAACATTCAAATACGGCAACGTCAACCTGTGCTGCTTCTTTTACGTGAAGCAAACTACCGGGAGTGGTAGTAGATAGCCCTATTCGATTGTTTCCAGCATCGACATAAAATAAATTTGCGTCTGCATCACCTTCAATTCTAAAATCAACATCCGCACCGCTTTCATTAAAAACAGTTGCAGCACCTAATTCAAGCCGTTCCGTTCCACCTGTTGAAATATTAAAAGTATCAGCCGCACTTGACCAAATTCCTGTATTCAAATCATCTCTAAAAGCTAGTCCGGGTGTTGCTTCTGCCCCGTCCTCCATTGTTAAAGTTCCGTCTAATTGTAATAACTCAATCCACGCATTATTAGCACTATTCCTGATTTTTAAAACGCCGTTTGTAGTATCGGCCCATAACATATAAGCGTAAGTCGTAGAAGGCGCTGACGAGCCGCTATTTGTGCTTACGCTTGCCGCTAATGCGTTATTCAGATCCGCCCTAAACGCTGAACCTGATTGGTTAGCAATTACATAGTCATGTTGAGCCATTTAAGTAACCTCTTTACCTGTGCCGTTGGCGGAATAATGGAATTGGCGGCTTACATTAGATCCGCTGCTATTCTTGAATAATACTTGAAAATCAGTCCTAGTCACGTTTGATATTGCGACGTAATCACCTGTTGCCATATCTAAAGCCGTTATATTTACCTGTGGCACTGCATAAAACGCACTTGGGAACGTAGCTGTGTAAGTGGTAGTACCAGATGTCAAAGGCCCGGCGCTCTCATTATGTTGCTGCAATAGGGCAGTCACGCCTAATTGATCAATTGCAATATTTTCTCTTTGCTCTCCAGACGTAGCAACGACCTTAAATTGAACATGTCTTGCCCTAATCAAATTAGAATTAAATATTATCCAATCACTGTAAGTGGGTGAACTTGCGTCAGCGCTATATCTAAATAATAAGTCAGCATCAGGATCACCAATCACATCATCAATCGTTGCAAGTGAATCAATCAAAGGTAAATCATCCCAAAAGTTACCGGGGTTAAATGCAAGCGTTGTAAATTTGGATCTTAAATTGACATCAAACACGCCACCAAGATCTAAAGCACCTCCAAACGTATATTCACCCGACGCCTTAACACCTCCTAAAGCATCAATCGAAGTCCAATCATCAATATTATCTGTAATTGAATCTATATCTACACCATTGGCAAGTATCAACGCATCACGTTCAGCGCTATACAGCATATTGGTTAAATTTCCTTGGAACTTAGGTGTTGTACTAGATTCTTCAAAGGTTAATGAAACATCAGCCGCAGGACTTCCCGTGACTCTGACAACGTTTCTTTGTTCCGCTTCTGCCTGCGCTGCTTGAACAATTGTCGCTACGCCTGAAGAATCATTACCCGTATCATCTTTTGCTTTTAATAAATAAGTACCAGCTTTAAACGGCACGACTTTTCTTGTTTGACTACCAGCCGCCGCAGGTACAAGAGTTGTAGAGTTTGCCCATGTTGCGCCGCTTGTTCGTGGTGTATGCCTTATTAATATTGAGCCGCCTAATTTCACATCTAAATCTGGGTGTTGTGTCCATGCAAGCTCCGCACTTTGACTATTTAATACGTTTAGATATGCACCTGATACATCCGCAGGGGGGGCCGTTTTGCCATACGTCCAAAAGCCTGTTGAATAAGGCCAAGTTGACGCTTGCAGAACAGCATTTAATGAAAAAATTCTAATGTAATAAACACCGGGTCTTGTATTAAGGATCTCAAAATCAGGTCTTGCAATTCGTACGGTTGTGTAGTTTTCATCTTTAAATTTATATTGAACTTCATATTGACTAACGCCTGGTACTGCGTTCCAACTCATACTGATTTTTGATAAAGCAACGCCGTTTGATTCGTATAAGATCTCTGACGCTGTAAAACCACCGGGAGAATCAGGTATTTCATTTAATACAGAGATGGGCCTTTCAGGTAAGGTTGAACCGTCTTCTATATATGTATACTTTGAATCTGAATAAGTTAAACCTGTAACGGTATAAATAGAGCCTTCCTGTTCTGTGACATTAATAACGCGCCATTGAGTTGTTTTTACTGAATCATTTTGTAAAACCCAAACAGAGTTAGGATTAGGCGCCGAAGAATAAGCGCTAGAAACTGTTATTACTGCGCCTGATATTCCGCTAACTGTTTTACTTTCTACCGTTCCATTTGGAAGTATTACCGAAAGGGTTGGGTTGCCTGTTGTTGGTAAATCTGTTGCCGCTGTATCATCAACTGTAATTTGTGTTGTTGTTGCTGTTTTTATCTGCCCGCCGCGTCTCACTCCAGCCTTAACAGGATCAGCAATTTCTATTACTTGCCCCGGTCTACATATAATTCCAGCCGCTAAACTTGTTTGAAAACTTACGGTTTCAACTTGATAATTATCTGCGTATAAAATAGCGCGTCCCATTCTTGCAGCTTGCCCCCTTGAAGTACATCCAAACGCCCGTATATCTTTTGATATTTGCCCATACTTTGCGCTTAATGTTGTATCTTCTACTGTCTCCCAATCCATGTCTTGTGAATCATTATTGAAGTAAGCAACGTTAACAATCGTATGACGGCTTTTTATATCACTTCCGCTATAACTAAAGCCACCTTCTAATACATTTGCAAGGGTAAATAAATAAGCAGGATCAGCCGCCTTGTCTTGTGAAATTGTTAAACTTCCCGTGCTCCAATATGGCATGACGCGCATAACAGAACACAGGTTATTAATCAAGTCATAAGCTTGTTCTTGCGTTTGTATATAGGCGTTACAACTAAAGCGAGGTTCAAAGGCTCCTTCTCCATTAGATACGCTTGTTGACGCATAACTAGAGGCCGCATAAAACGCCCATTTGTCGAGTTGACTTGCGGTTATATGATCACCAAGCCCGTAAGTTGTATTAACTAATAATTCATGTAACAGCCAAGCCGGGTCCGACGTCCATTCGGGGTTAGTTTTAAAAGTTCCATTCCATGCGCCTGAATAACTAATAGCTCCAGTAGTTGCGTTTACTGTTCCATTCGCAGGTATTGGTACTTTGATACCTTTAATCCTGAACATTCTTTGTGGTACTTGCGGGAATTGTTCGGCATCAAAACGAATCCCAGAATGTGCAATTTGGTCATATTGTCTTTGCGTATCAATTAACTCTGTATAGCCTTGAAATTGGAAAGCATCGACTAATTTTGCATCAGTACTATCAGCCGTAACTCTTTCAACTTTTACATTAATTGTTGTCCAATCTGTATTGTTTCCATCGAAATTTATCCTGTAATCTCTTTGATATAAGCTTGAAGTTTTACCCGTCACAGTATCATCAATAATCACCGCATAACCGCCCGAATTGCTGCCGCCTGTATATTCCAAAGATATTTTTAATTGAACAGAAGAACCCGTTATATTTCCATCATCTTCAAATTTTTGCAGAACAGGAAAAGCAACAGTCACACGAATTGCAGTTACATTTTGATTTGTAATTGACCTGACAACAGGGGCGCTAGTAGTAACAACAACGCCAACACCTTTTACAGTTTCTTGGTCTGGTATTCCGGGGATATATGTCTGCGGGTTCGTTCCAAATCTGGGGTCAAAGGTTACATTTTGAAAGTTATAATCACCCTCTTGCACATTCGCCGGATCTGCGTTTTGTCTTAAAACTGAAGTGCCATTTAAGAAAACATCTTTTAATGCTGCGCGGGTGTAATTCGCTGTTCCTCTTGTATAACCATGAGCTATTGCCGAGGGGAAGCCTTCAATCTCACCTTCTGATAAGACGTCGATAAAAGTTGCAAATTGCTTACTACTTAAAGTATCGCTTGGTTGCGTTGCCTTGCTAACGCCTCGATCTAATGGTGTTAAAAATGGATCGCTCATGCTTGGCCCTCAACTTGTACGGTGTCAACACCTGCGGAAACAACAATCGAACCACAGAAGACTTGACCAAACGCTAAAGGTAATGCCGTACCAACCCTTGATACTTGTTGTATTCCACTAAAAGCAAAGTTCTGATTAGATGGGTTGTTAATGCTTGCAATATTGGGTGGAGCAGGGGGCGGAAATAATAATTGTGACGCACCACTTAAAGCAAAAGAAATGCCGATACCTGTTGAAATTGCGCCTAATGTTGTTGCAGCAGCACCCGCCCCTATTGAAATACCTGCTAACCCCGGTGCTAAATAAGGCGCTGCGATGAATGCCGCCGCCATCACAAACTTACCAAACGTAGATTCAAAGAAATCTCTTGAACCTGTTGCTACTGGAATAATTTTGATGTCTTGGCAACCACTAGGATCATTTAGCTCATCTTCTCCAATATCATATTCACCAACTTTTACTTTATAAACCTGTCCACTAATATGTTTTTCTAACTCAGGCCAATTAGCAAGCAAAAAACGCATTGCCTCACCTGCACTATTAACATCAGCTAAAAAAGTACGAAACCCTAAAAACCTTGCAAGTCGTCCATAAACTTTAATTCGTTTCAACATGTCGATACCTCTTCTTAGTTAATTTTATTAGATCTTCGTCGTATAACTCCCTACAAGATAGCTTTCTTATGCAGTGATGCAGTATTTCTTGATTGCCAATATATAAAGCAACGTGATCAAGATTGTCATTTGCTAGTAAGACGTCGCCATATTGCAATGTTTCTTCTTCTTTTAATTCTCTAAATCCTGATTCTGTTAACACTCTTTCAAAATATGGATCATCAATAAATTCTTTAAGTGTTTTAGGTCTAGGCCATCTTTTAAATACAATTTCCTTTTCTATCCGAAACCAATCATCAATTAACGTCCAACAATCTTGAACACCCCAAATCCAACGACGACCAATTAATTTATTTGGTTTATATCCCGTTGGTTTAAAACTATTGATTGCCTTTGTGTTCGGGTCGATAATATGCCACGGTAAACCCAAATGTTCACAACTAACTAGATCGTTTTCACTTGCTTTTACTCCGCCTATCGGGTGTGAATGAATCAGACTTATAATTTCCCCGGTGTCTTCACAATCAGCCCAATCATCAGGATTTAAAACAAAATAATCACCAGGCTTTTCTGCCAAATTTTCACAAGGCCAATAAGTTTCTTTACCTTTAATAATCGCCACCAATCCGCAAGATTCCTTCGGCAATTCTTTTTTTGCGTGTTTAAACGCTGCCTCCTCCCAACTCATTTCAACGTACCAAGAGCAGGGAACAAAACCCTTGTGCAAACTCTTTTAGGTATCTTGCAATTAGCTAAATCAAGCGCAGAAGCTAATTCAAACGTGACCATATCTCTATTCTCTGAAATCTTCCTAGTTATCGTAAATATTTCTCTTGGAAATTCTGCGTTAGGGTCGGGCGTTCCAAAAGGATTAACACCACCT